AAGCCTATTGAAACAGAATTACAGCAGGCTATTGACTATGCGGAAGACAACATTAATGGTGGTGGCCTTACTTTAGATCAAATGTCTCGTAGCCTGGTTGGTAATGTGCTGCAAACTGGTCGCTATGGTTTATTGGCTGATTACCCAGAGGCGCAGGAAGGTTTAAGTGTTGCAGATGTTAGGTCGTTAAATCTAAGGGCAAATATTTTACCTTATCAGCCTGAGTCAATTATTAATTGGCGTACAGAGGTTGTAGGCTCAATCAAACGCTTATCGATGGTAGTATTGAAAGAAACCGCTCAAGTGCCATCAGACGACGGCTTTAAGTTTGAAGAAAAGGACAGATTTAGAGTATTGCGCTTAGTTGACGGTTTATACGTACAGGAAATGTACAACGAGAAAGACGAAATTATAGGCACATCAGAACCACGAAAAGCAGACGGCACGCGTTGGACAGAAATACCCTTCATGTTTGTTGGCGCTCAGAATAATGATGAATCAGTGGATAAGGCCCCTCTATACGACATAGCAACAATTAATGTCGCGCATTACCGTAACAGTGCCGATTATGAGGAAAGCTCCTTCATGGTTGGGCAGCCTACACCTGCTATCTCTGGACTTAACCAGTCATGGGTTGATGAGGTTATGAAAGGCGGTGTTATATTAGGATCAAGACGAGCTATGCTATTGCCAGAGGGTGGCAGCGCGTCATTATTACAAGCAGACCCCAACCAGATGCCAGAGCGTGGCATGGAGCTGAAAGAAGAGCAAATGGTTAAAATAGGCGCTCGTATCATTCAGGATAATGGAGGCAACGAAACAGCAGAAGCGGCAAAGATTAGATTTGCTGGCCAGAACTCTAAGCTAGGCACTATTGTCGGTAATGTGGAAGATGCTTTAACCAAGTGCATGGAATGGATGCTTGAATTTATGTCTGGTGAAGGTGAAAACTTGATCGAGATCAATAAAGATTTCTACGAGCGTACTGCTGATCCTCAAATGGTTATAGCTCAGATCCAATTGATAGACCGTGGCATCATTGCTAAATCTGACTTACAGGATGACTTGCGCTCTAAAGGCATGATTAAACAAGAACGTACTAATGAAGAAATAGATGATGAAGCTGAGATAACGGAGATTCTGTGATGGCTATATCAGATATTAAAATAAAACTTACAGATATTCCGCTTGGGTCGTGGGATCTGCACGGCAACTGGTATCCTAGTCTGGGATTAATAATTGACGGCACAATGAGCGAGAGCAAACAGCGCCGCCATAATATGATTGGCGGCCATTACAATAAGTTAAAGCCAGATGCGTATCGAGCTGTTTTTGTGGCAATGCCAGAAGATCCTACGTTATTTGAGCGCGTTATTAATTTCTTTAAATGAGCACTCAGCAATATTTAATAGATGCATCGACCCGCCATCAAGTCTTTTTACAGCGTTATGCTGGCGGTGAATCAAAGAAGGCTGTTGCATATCTTGACCAATTGCGTCGAGATATTTTAGCCCGATTAGCTCAAGAGCCTACTAACTTCCAAAGAGGGCGATTAACTGCCGTACTTGATGACATAACAGAGCTTCATAACACAATGATGCTTAATATGTCAGGCGCTATTAAGTCAGAGGTTTATGATCTTACTGTTAGTGAGGCTGCGTTTTCATCTAATCTTTACACCAAAGGCACTACAGCCGAATTCATTACCCCGTCTGATGATGTATTAATAGCAGCAATAGAGCGTGCACCAATGAATGCACCTGCTGGAATGGGTACTATCTCGATAGATGATGCCTTGCGTCAGTTCGGTGTTAAAAAGTCCGAGCAAATAGCGCAGATGATTAGTGACGGTGTAACGCTTGGTAGAACTACGCCCCAAATATCTAAGGATATTAGCGGGCTGATTAATACACTTCACAAACGACAGCTTGATTCATTAGTAAGAACAATCACGAATCATACGTCATCCGTTGCAAGATCTGCTGTATACGAGAGAAATGATGATCTATTAGAGGGCTATCAGTGGGTAGCTACTCTTGACGGCAGAACCACTATGATATGTGGCTCAAGAGATGGCAAGACCTATCAATCTGGTGGCCCGCTTCCCCCCGCTCACTGGAATTGCAGATCAACGACAATACCAAAAGTTAAAGACGCATTCAATATCGGCTCCAAACTTAAAGGCACACGGCCATCAGTAGGCGCTACAGGCGCTAAAGAGCAATCGGGACGGCTTACCTATGGTGGATGGCTTAAGAAGCAGCCTGTCGAATTTATAGATGAGGCATTAGGCGTCGAGCGTTCTCGCTTATTCAGATCAGGCAATCTTACTATTGGTAAATTTACAGATCCTACTGGACGAGTTTATACGCTTCAACAGCTTGAAGACATGAATCCTTTTGCGTTTCAAGAATTTTAATGTGTATAAGTTGTGTATATGTGCATAACTTTGATATAATCAGTGCATATCCTGTGGATAACCAATGGTCTGTGACCGAGTGAGTAAGAAATGGCTTTAGAACTTGAATTAGATAGTGTCGAAGGTTTGGATGATAGCGTTAAGTCTTTGTATGTTGAGAATGGCGACAAATTCAAACTTGATGTAAGCGGCATTGAAGATACGAGTGGTTTAAAGAGCGCGTTACAGCATGAACGTGATGAGCGAAAACGGGCAAAGGATGAATTAAAAACTTTGCGCGGCGAAATTGATAGTAATAACCTGAAAGCAGCTGAAGAAAAAGGTGATTTTGAGCAGCTACATAAATCAGCTATGCAAGAAAATGAAAAGCTAAAAACTCAAATTACTGAACGTGATGTGAGAGATGATAAAAACATGGTTAATAGAGAGGCTATGAGAATAGCCATGAAATTAGCTGACGGTTATAACGCTGAAATATTAAGCAAAGAAATAGCTGAAAGATTATCGGCTCATAATGGTGAGGTTAAAGTTCTCGATGAGAGCGGTAATTTAACTGTGTCGTCAATGAATGAGTTAGAAGCAATTTTTAAAAATAATGAACGATTTGCTTCATTATTAAAAGGCAATCAATCCTCTGGTGGCGGTGCTTCTGGCGGCTCAAATGGCGGCGGTGCTGCAAAAGAAAAGACAAGGTCTGAGTTTAATGACCTAAACCCCGTCGAGGCCTCCAAATTCATGAAGGATGGCGGCAAAGTTATCAATGATTAAGAGGATTTAAAAAAATGGCTGAAAATACGATTACTGGTTTAATTCCAGATATTTATGAGGCACTTGATATTGTATCTCGTGAACTAACGGGTTTAATCCCTGCTGTTACAATGAATGCAAGTGCAGAAACTGCGGCGAAAGATCAAAATATTCGCGTGCCTATTGAACCAGCTGGCAATGTTTCAGATATTACACCGGCAATGGTAATTCCAGACCCTACCGGTCAAACAACTGCTTATACTGATATTGTCATCACCAAATCGCGTGCAGCTGAATTCGGCTTTATTGGCGATCAGCAAAAAGCATTGAACACTGGCTCAGGTTATGCAAATAGCCGTGCAGGTAAGATTGCTCAGGCTATCCGCTCAGTGACTAATGAAGTTGAAACCGATTTGGCTGGTTTACAAGCTACATTTTCACGCGCTTACGGCACACCGGCAACTACCCCTTTCGGTACTGCTAACGATTATACAGATGCATCTAACGTGCTTAAGATCCTTAAGGATAATGGCGCGCCCGGCTCTGATAATCATTTAGTGCTGGACACTACAGCAGGCGCTAACTTTATTGGTAAGCAATCAGCTGTAAATGCTGCTGGTACTGACTCGATGTTGCGTCAAGGCGTATTGCTTGATCTACAAGGTATGCCGCTACGTGAATCTGCTCAAATCAATAACACTGGAACAGATGTTATTACCGCAAATGTTACAGTTACCGGTATTGAGCCTATTGGTGAGACTACAATCAATCTTACTACTGATGCCACGGGTGCGGTATCTGGCGTAGCTGGTGACATGATTACTTTAGCGGGTGATACTAATAAGTACATTCTTGCCGCTAATGTAACTATAGGTAGTGGTACTACTGGTGATATTGTTATTGCCGCTCCCGGCTTACGTGCTGCTACTACTGCTACTCAAGTGGTTTCAGGTGTTGCGGCATCAGCTCGTAATATGTGCTTTAACCGCTCTGCTTTAGTATTAGCGGCTCGCGCACCAGCACGACCAGAAGAAGGCGACATGGCAACGGACGTGATGATTATCACTGATCCTCGTAGTGGTCTATCAATGGAATTTGCGATGTATAAAGGCTATCGTAAGGTTCGTTACGAGGTTGGTCTGGCATGGGGTGTTAAGAACATAAAGCCAGAACATACTGCGCTTTTACTAGGGTAATTGATTTAATATAGGCCCAATAGGGAGGGCTTCGGCTCTCCCGTTTTCAAAGGAAATTAAAATGCCTGATGTATGCGAAACAATACGAGTAATGCGTGGTGATTTAGATTGTATTATTAATAAATCTGATATGAGAAAAACAGATATTATTTACGGCGCAAAAAAAGAAGTAAAAGAGCAAGTTAAAAAGAAATCTAAAAAGAAAGATAAATAATGTC